TCCGCCCTATGGGTCGAGAAAACAGAAGAAATCCCGTCCCCGAATACTACATTTTCCGAAGCCCCCTTTGAAGTTTCCAGTGAGTGGGCTTCTTCGACTGACTGCAAGTCAGAGAGTGATAATCCAAAGTCTAGGATTATCTCGTCAATCTGCGGGAACTCATCAGACAATGACTTGCCTGAAGATATCCTTGCGCTGTCTGTAGTGCCGTTAGACGTTTCCAAAGACTTTTCAAAGCCTTTGGAAACAGCATCTATCGCCGAGTAGAGATCAGAGAACCCCTTGGAGGTGTCAAACGCAAGAAGCTCGGAAAACCCATCAGTCTGATCCGAGATATGCTTACCAGCGTCGAATCGGCTGAAATCGTATACGCCAAACAGGTCGCCGAGGCCTAGGCCAAAATCAAGGGTCGATGCATCAAGGGCATTAACCGCATCGACAAGGTTCTTGTCGAATATCAAGAACGCCTGATCGGCGGGAACTTGAATAGTGTCGTTGACCCAGCGATCCGGCGGGGTCGGGTCGGCGAACACATTGGCCGCCGCAAGCTGAACGTAGCTCGACAACGCATAAGCGTTGACGAACGTGACCGTGTTCTTGAGATTTACGTAATCAGCGGAGTCCCGAAGATTTACGTATTGAGTAGTCGCCCTCGCGTAGACATGAAGCGGCTCAGTGCGGAGTTTCTGGAACTCCACATCTGGTGCAGCTTTTGGGATATCGAGGACAACACGAATCATTAGAAGTCAGAGCGAACGCGCAGCTTGATGAGATCGTAAACCGTCTGGATTCCTGACCCATTCTGCATCTCAATCTCAGCCTCGTACACGCCAGCGGCGTCCAAAGCTTGAGAGTTCCACTGAAACGCGACGCGGCCATTAACGGCGTCCGTTACGGAGCCGGTAATAGTCGTCTTAATGGTTGTTGAGCCGACCTCGCGAATCTTTAGACGAACCGTCGCGCCGGTCAGGTCAATTGCCTGCCAAGTGTTCGGGTCGCTTTCGTCAAGAATCTGGCCGACAGCGGCGGAGTTGCTGTCCTTCAGGTTCAGATAAAGAACCGGAAGGGTATCTCCCTCTACGAGGGGGATGGTTGCGCTATAGCTCATACGAACTCCCTAGGTGCAACCGACAACGCGCCGCCAGCATAGCCGTGCTTAGACTTGCGAATCGCAATCCCAAGCGCCTTGTCGAAAAGAATCTTGTTCATGCCAGCGCGATCCGGATCAGACCAGACCTTCTGGGGCTGAATCTGAAGCCGGTACAACGCACCCTTGATGAGCGTCTCAGAGTTCTCGTTCGCGATGTAATCGGGGATCGAGGTGCTGCTCTGAGACGGCTTGAGCGAGTACAGGACATACAGCGTCTCGCTCACGGAAGGCGTCGGAGCCACCGTAATGGTGTCGCTGTCGTTCATCGTGTACACGCGAGCAGGGCCGCTGCCAGCCGCCATGAAGATGTCTACCGGCGTTACGGGAGACAGCTTCTCGTAGCTCGGCGAGGCGGTCGTCCCGCGATTCCGGTAGACGCCGAGAACGTGATTGATCTCAGCGCCAGCCGGAGGACTCAGGTCGATTTCGTTCGTGCCAGCCGGAACAATCGCGTCTTCAATTGGCTGAATCCAGATGTCGGTCTTGATGCAGAACTCAATCGCCGCATCCTTAAGGCATTGCGCGATCGAAAAGACAGGGCATCCCGGAACTTCCAGCAGGACTTTGTTTGCTAGATCGGTATATTTCACTCTGCCTTACCCCGTTTCAGCCCTTAAATTTCCCGCTTGGGAATTTGATATCAGCCCTGTGCCGCCTGCCCCGGAGGGATTCGCGGACGCGGGGTGGATGCCGAATCGGACTGCGTCTTGATGCCAAGCGAGTTCTGGAACGCCTGAAGATGCGCTTGCGCACGGGCAACATTCCCGGCGTACTCGGAATCTTTCGAGTAAGCGCGATACAAAAGGTAGTCGAGAATCGCGTTTGCGTAGATGTCGTCGATGTCGATAACGGTCGTCGCAATATCTGCAAGCTCGTTCGGGCCTCCGGTTGACGTAACCGTCGTAGGGGAGGAGCTATAAACGATTTCGATAGAAGCCAAGCTCGTCGGCTTCGGGTAAAGGTAGAACGTCTTCGGATCGAGCGGGTTATAGATGTAATGCTCGATCAAGGTCGTGCCAACGGTCGGCGTGTTGTGCCAATCCGGAAGCTGATCGTCCATGATTCGCCGATCAATCTGGCGAATCGCCTTGCCGCTAACATTTCGAACAACATCAAGCAAGCGAAGCGCAGCAGAGGGAAGCGTTTGCTTCGACCCAGCAGCGCAATTGAAAGTCGTGTTTACAGTCTTCGCGTCAGGGCGAACAAGGACAACCTCGCGTTGCGCGTCATTGAAGAACTTCAGAAGTTCCTGCTTCGCCCAGCGAGTGCCAGTCGTGTCCTGAAGGATGATCTGCGCACGGTCAATGATCTCAACCACTTTTACCGTAGCCATGTTTTAACCTTCGTAATACGGTTCTAAATCAGGGTTGTCAGCGTACACAGGGTTCCAGTCCCAGATCACGCCGGTACGTTTGTTTCGAAGTTTCTTGGTTGGAGCGACAGGCACATCTTGCACCTGAATCCTCGGCTTTCCAAGAGCCTCGACCTCATGTTGCAAATCATGCAACTTCTTTCTTCGGTCAATCGTCACGCCAAAGTTTGCCTTGGCGTATTCGTAGAGTTCGTCTTTGCTCATGCCATTGATATCCATCAGAAGAATCGGGGAGAGCATGGTTATCCATGCCCTCCCCTCTCCTATTACATGCCGGTCAGCTTGAGGGCCACGCCACAGGTCGGGTGAACAACCTTGTAGCCATAGACCTTCAGGCCGCGAACGCCATCACCGAAGGACGACTCAAGGCGAACCGTCTCAGTGTTGGTGAACTGCGAAGCGAAGCAAGCGAACTTCTTGTGACCAGCCAAGCAGAGGCGCTTGCCAGCGTCACCGCCCGAACCAGCGGCGAGGAGGTTCGACTGATAGACCGTGAAGCGGTCGATCATGCCAACCTTGCCGTTGCGCAGCGGCGAAGCCGAGTCACCAGTGAGGTACGCGAACTTCAGATCCGACTTCTTGAGAAGCTCGATCACCTTCGGCGAGACAACGAGGAAGCGATCGCTATCCGGGATGTTGTCTTCGTCGAGGATACGGGCAGCCTCAAGGATCGGGTCGAGGATGTTCGACGCGGTCGGGGTCGTGGTCACGTCCACCGAGTTGCCAGACGCCACGCCAGACACGATGTTACCGAGAACGTCCGTCTCGACAGCAATGCGCATCTGCTCGGAAGCGTCACGGGCAGCCTCGTCCCAGAAAGCGATGTCGCTTTCAGCCTTCAGCACATCGTCCACCTTGAAGGCGTACGACTTGGCCTTGTCAACGAGCAACTCGATGGTCGAGGTCGTCACGTCCTGATACGAGATCGTGCCGGTGTAGTTCGCGACGGTGATCGCCGGAACCGTACGGATCACAACCTTCGAACCCTGACCCGAGATCTCACCCTCGTAGTCGTTGTTCGTCACCTGCTCAAGAACAGACGCCGCGTAGAACTTCGCCTGAAGCTTCTTCGAGAAGATATCAGGGACGAAGCCAGCCGCGTTGTTCGCAACCCAGCCGCCATTGGCGACCGTAAAGTTCATAGCCATTTCAAAATACCTTTAGAAAAGAGTTGTACTGCTTGTCAGCGTACACGACCCTCGGCCCACGCCTTGTCGATCTCGGACTCAAGCCGCTCGTAATCACGGCGGTTCAAACCCTGAATCTCTGCGCGAGTCCAGACTCGCTTGTTGCCGACATTCGGATTTCGCGCCTTCGGCAATTTTGGCTCTGCCAATTTCTTTGCCTCGGACACTACGTCCACCTTCGGTGCAGAATTCGTGACGCTCTTAAATCGGTCGAGAAGCTCGATAACTTCCTCGGCAGTACCGTTCTTGGCAATCCGTTTCCAAGTTCCGGTCTGTCCGTCGAGCCATGTCTGGAACCCGTCGTCTCCCGCGATATCGGCGAAATCGGGATGCTTCGCCTTCACAGCAGAGACATGGAGTTCCAAAGTTCTCTCTTCCTCAGACTTCCGATAAAGCTGCGCCGTCTGCTTGAGATCTGACTGAAGCTTCTGAAGCTGTTTAAGAAGCGGCTTGGCGATATCCGGATAGTCGCGTTCCAATGCTTCTATCTCAGGATCTGGGCCTTGCACTTCCTGCTTCTGAGCCAGTTCTTGCTCAAGCAGGGCAATTCGATTGGCAAGGGTTTCGCTAGTTTGTTTAGCGGCCTTGGCTTCCTCGATCGCCTTCGTCATTCTGGACTGCGCGTTTTTGTAGCGGTCTTCCGCTTTGGCAAGCTGCGCCTTCCAGTTATCGTCGGGCTTGGACGCACCATCATCCTCGTCCGACTTGGCCTTAACCTCAGCCTCCGTCTCCTGCGGCTCTTCAGGGGGAGTCTCTTCTTGAACCTCTTCCGGCTCAGGTTGCGGTGGAGTGTCCTCTTGGGCGTTAGCCTTCAGGGATTCCTCCTGTGCCTTCTTGTACTGTTCAACAAGAGCGTTTGCTTCAGCTTCCAGCTTCGCTGGATCATTCCTACTTGCCATTTATAACTCCGGGCCTTTTAGGCGTATCGGATCAAAGTTCAGCAGCGCGTGTCGTTCCCCGATGCGCTGCCTCCAGTACGGCTTTCGCCGAATCCTCTAACTCAAGTAATGCGCGTAACTCAACGACCCTACCCTGTTCAAAGCGGTAGTTGTCCGTTGTTTCCAGAGCCTTGTGGCATTGGGCGAGGCGTAGGCGGAGTAGGCTGGACAAGACCGTCCACTGAGGGTGGCTGGAC